TTAAGCAATATTACATGGCCAACAAAACCGGAGTAAAAGGTGGTAAGTACACTTAAACTAACAAAGATTCAGATACCTAACAGTGACAGTGACGTATTGTCATTTAATTCAAGTACAGGCATTATGACTTTTCATAAAGATATACAAGGTGAAGGTACTGCTACGACTAACTTACAACAAGGGTTGGCGAAGGCATGGAGCAGAACTCTTGCAAATGGTGAAGGCATAGAAGATAGTTTTAATATTGCAACATTAACTGACACTGCTACAGGAAAACAATTTCACACTTTTACAAATGCTATGAATAATGATGATTATGCAATTCATGTTACCAACATTAATGATAATGTAGAACAGAGTTGGGCAGATGGTGAAACTGTTAATGGTTTTCGTTCTAACTCTTATGGTTCAAGTGGTTTTGAAGATGAAAAACATTCTATTACGACTTTTGGAGACCTCGCATAATGGCATTAAGTAGAATAGGAAAAAGTATAGGATTTAAAATTACACTAAAAACTGTAACTGCAAACACAACTATCGAGTCTACAGAGAACGCGATGATAGCAGGACCGATTACAGTTGCGAGTGGAGTAACACTGACAGTGAACAGTGGAGGAAGGTTAGTAGTAGTATGAGTACTATAGTTGCAAATGAAATTAAAGGTGTGAATGATCTTGGAGTATTACAACCAACTCTACCTATCTTTTTTGCTTGGAGAAGTGACAATTTCACAATGAACCAAACGTACACAACGTTAGTATATGATAAAGTTGATATAAATGTTGGAAACCATTATGATAATACCACAGGAATTTTTACAGTTCCTCAAACTGGAATATATGAATTCGGTTATACAGCAATAGGTGCTAGTACTAGTACTATATACAGATATAGGTTAGCAAAAGACGGTGTTACTAACTTTGACACTTCACACGGTGGGAATGGTTACTATACGCATAGAATGGATCAAGAAGGAACAGGCACTGAGTATGCTACAAATAGTGAGTATTCTCCATATGTTAGTCTTACAGCAGGTGATAAAATGAGTGTTATGATATATGTCGACAGTGGAACTCTGACTGGTTATGCAACTGTAGATTATAGATATACTTATTTTAAAGGAAGGCTGGTTGCATAATGCCGAGTCAAATAAAAGTAGATGAAATTAAAAACGTTGCAGGTCAGTATGAGATTAAGACGAATACTTTCAAAGGGCAGACGACTACAGGATCTATAGCCGTACAAGGTGAAGGTACTGCAACAACTAATTTACAACAAGGATTGGCTAAGGCATGGCTTAGTATGAATGGCACAGGAACAATAGCTGTTCGTGATAGCTTCAACATGACAGGTATTACTGACCAAGGCACAGGTCTTACAACTGTTACAATAGCTAATAATATGAGTAGTGCTGAATATTCAGTGGGTGGTGCATCTGGTACTTTTATTGCTAATAGTGATAATGTTAGATTTGGTTTATCAACCGAAGCTGAACCACCCACATCAACTTTGTTTAGAACTATTACTAGAGAAGCAAATGATGATACTAACAGAGATGTAACCTACTCATTTGCACAAGTATTTGGAGACTTAGCATGAGTACAATCGTAGGAACAAATATTGAAGTTACAAATTTAAAGTATGACTCTGATACGACCTCTATGATTATATCAAATACTGGTCAGGTTTCTGTAAAAAGTGAAGGACAAGCTAACACAACTAATCTTCAACAAGGGTTGTTAAAACAATGGTCATCTTTTGGTCAAAATTCTGCACCTTTTGGAGCAAATACTGCAGGAGACACTTTTAATACATCTTCTCAAACTGATGAATCAGTTGCTGTTGTTGTAGCAAATCTCTCTAGTAACATGAGTAATACAACTTATAGTGGTTATAATTCACCTCACCATGACAGGTCAAATGGAAATAAAAATTATCCTAAAATGGGTGGTCAGTGTGTACAGACTACAAGTTCTTACAAAGCAACCGCTGCATATGCCAATGGTAATGTAGATGATTGTACAATGAGTTCTGGTATAGCAGGAGACCTAGCATGAGTACATTAGTTATAGATACAATACAAGGTAAGACAACTGCCGGTTCTGTTAACGTTCGTGGTGAAGGTTCGAATAATACAAACTTACAACAGGGGTTAGTAAAAGCTTGGGCTATGAATAATCAAGTTACTACTCACTCAAATTTAGATAGTTTTAATGTTGCTTCAGTGACAGACGTTAAGACTGGAGGAACAACAGAAAATTTTACAAATAATATGGCGAATGGAAACTATACAGGAACTTTTTGCAGTGGATATACTACTATTGATGATGCTAGTTTATATGCTGTAAAGTATAATGCTCCAAATACAGGGATAGCTAGTGGTAGTATATCTTTTACATGGTACTATGGTAGTCACGGTACATCATCAAAGCAAGCAGCGGACTGTAGTCATATAGGAATGCAAGTAGCAGGAGATTTAGCATGACAATTGAAACACCTGAATTTCAGGGAACACATTTATGGGAACGATTACATTGGGCAAAAGAAAAGCTTGAGCCTATACAATCCGATTACAGAGTTGTTTGGGAAGATCCAAACGAACCTGATGAACCAGCAAAGATTACGGTACCAGATCCAAACTGGCTGGCGTGTGCAATGCAAGGCGGAATACTACCACCGGTTCAATCTTATTGGGAACTTAAAAAAGATGAGGCACAACCAGATTTTAAGAAACATACAAGAGGTTATCTACTACATAATACAAAACCAGTTGATAAGATGACCGAAGAAGAAGCAATAGAATATTTGATTATGAAAGACATACCAGAACATGTATGGAAAGATTATGATAAATCTAATCGTAAGAGATTAGTAATTTGTAAAAAGAAAAATCTCCCAGGTCATAGAACATGGCGTAATTCGTGGAAGATTAATCAAGAGCTAGTAGCATAAGGAGAGAGAAATGACTACAATGATTCAAGACAAGAATGGTGTAATTGCTGCAGCACCATCATCAGTACCAGACAGGCATTTTCGAAATGCATGGATGTTCGATAGTGCACAGACTGCTATCACTGAAGATATTACCGTAGCAAAGGTAATATTTAAAGATAAGATAAGAGAAGTAAGAGGTCCCTTACTTGATGCTGAAGATGTAGTATACATGAAAGCTTTAGAAGCTGATGATGCAAGTGCAAAAACTGCGAGTGTTGCTAAGAAGAAAGCACTTAGAGATGCACCAGCAGCAAGTGCTATCACGAGCGCAGACACAATAGCTAAATTAAAAGCTGCATGGGACGAGACTGTTTTAGGAGCGAGTCCTTATAAATAGAATAAAATAAGGATTCAATCATGGCAGTTCCTAATTCACGTGCAACATTAATTGATTATTGCAAAAGACGCTTAGGCGAGCCTGTAATAGAAATAAATGTAGACGAAGATCAACTCGAAGATAGAGTTGATGAGTCATTGCAATTTTACCAAGAGTATCATTCAGATGCCACAGTACGTACGTACTTAAAGCATGAAGTTACAGCAACTGATGTATCAAATGAGTACATACCTATATCGTCAGACATATTGTTTGTATCGAAACTACTTCCTTTAACTAGCTCTTTTAATACAAGTAGAAACTTTTTTGATATTAAATACCAAATGATGTTGAATGATGTTGCTGACTTAATGAATTTTGCAGGTGATTTAGCTTATTATGAACAAATGCAACAATATTTATCAGTACTTGATATGAAGCTTAATGGCCATCCACAGACACAATTTGCAAGAAGACAGGACAGATTATATATTTTTGGAGATTTTTCAGATAAAGATATCAAAGAAGGTGATTTTTTAGTTGCTGAAGTTTATACTAAAGTAGATCCAGATACTCATACATCAGTATACAATGACATGTTTGTTAAGGAATACACTACTGCTCTTATAAAACAACAGTGGGGTATGAACTTGATAAAGTTTGAAGGTATGCAATTGCCAGGAGGAGTTATTTTAAATGGAAGACAGATATACGATGATGCTACAGGCGAGATCGAAAGATTAAGAGAAAGCATGCGATTAGAGCAAGAAGTTCCACCAGACTTTTTCGTAGGATGATATGGCAACTAATTTATATTTCAGTCAAAAGGTAAAGTCCGAACAGAACCTATACGAAGATATTGTAATAGAATCTCTTAAAATGTATGGGCAAGACGTGTACTATTTGCCAAGAGATATCGTCAATGAAGATAGAATCTTAGGCGATGATCCAGAATCGAGTTTCAATTCATCTCATACAATAGAAATGTATATTGAAAATACCGAAGGTTTTGAGGGTGAAGGAGATTTATTCACAAGATTCGGTGTAGAGATAAGAGATGAAGCTACGTTTGTTGTTTCACGTAAAAGGTGGGAACAAACTGTACAAAGATATGACAATGAAATAACATCTACAAGACCTTCTGAAGGTGACTTAATATACCTTCCATTATCTAAATCATTATTTCAAATATCTCATGTAGAACATGAGATGCCTTTTTATCAATTAAGTAATTTACCTGTCTATAAAATGAGATGTCAGTTGTTTGAATACACTGGAGAAAACTTAGATACAGGTGTTGATACTATAGACGAAATTGAAAAGAAGTACGCATACAAATATATACTTACACTCACTAATACTCGTGATAGTGCAGAAGCTACTCCAACGATTGTTGGAGGACAACTTACAAGTATTACAATAGTGGATAGCGGTAGTAACTACTTTGATGCTCCATCGGTAAGTATAATCGACTCATCTGGTGTTGGTGCAGCTGTAACTTCAACTGTTGATAGCAATAGTGGTGGAATAACTAGTCTTACTATTACTAACCCAGGAACTGGTTACACTAGTAGCCCGACTATTAAATTCGGTTCACCTTCACTGACTACTTTCCAAGTAGGTGAAACTGTATTAACTCAAAGTGGATC